AAATCTTTAGCAATGCCTGACAACTGCAATATAATTATAAAAGTAAAAGGATTGGCTACTGTAGTAGGTGGCACAAGTTCTACTTATACTTTAGGCGTTACAGAGGCGTTTGCTTATCATACTGCATTTAGAATTAATAATGGAACGCTTACAAGATTAGGTACTGTAGGTGGTGTGCAAGATTTTAGTATAAGAGAGGGGGTTTTATCTACTACTTGTACTTTATATATAAACATAAGTTCTTTAGTATTAAGTTTTGGATTAGATGATAGTCAAACAGATACTAAAAGATTATGGAATCTGACGGCAGATATAGATGTAAATAGAATTAATAATATGAATTTAGAATATGATGGCAACTGGGCATTATACCAAAATGGTGACAACATCTTATTTCAAAATGGAGATTATATGTTATGGAATTAAAAAAGTATATAGAATCAATGGCAAAATTAGTAATACCTACTATAGATCATATTCAGCTAGTAGAATATACTGACAAAGAGTTAGATTTTGCTTATGGTATGGAAGAATACCACACAAGTTTCAGAAGAATGTTTAAA